TTTTTTATTTGTTGCGTTCCCATTCGTTCAGAAGCGGCTCAATCACATCCAGCGGCGGCAACCCTTCCCCATCAGGGGCGAGAGCGCGCAACTTCGCCTCAAAGTCTTGGTCACAATATGCAAACATAAAGTGGCGGATGAGTGTTTGTTTCTTCTCTGAAAGTTCTTTATACTTCCCGTATAACTCTTTCTCCTGCGGTGTCAGATCGTCTATTGTCATCACCGGCGCGCCCCCTTCCGGTCGGCCAGCAGGCCCACGGTGGCGAAGATCGCGCCCAGGGCAAAGCTAAACGCACCAAATGCAAGATAAGTACACATATTGCAAAAACCCCTTTCATCGTGTATAATGGGGGCAGTAAACAGCCTGTTCAATCTGTTTATCTGCCTTGCCGCTTTGGTGTTCCAACACCAGGGCGGCGTTTCTATTTGAATCATTCATGCTGTGGCCTCGGTGAAGTAGTCGGCCCACTCGGTGCGTGGGATTTCCAGCACTTCGGAAAGAATCGCCGCTTCCGCAAAATTGAAGGGTTCGCGGCCATTCATCCGGTGGCTGAAATAAGTAGGGGAGCGCCCGATCATCTTCGCTGCCGTCTCCTGTGTCAACTCCTTCTCGAACATCCGGTCTTTCAGTTTCTTGAATTTTCTCCGTGCCATCTTTTTTACTCCTTTCTTCGGTGCAGTCGCACCGTTCGCCTGGGTCAAGATTCGCCCCGCAATAGGGGCACGTCCAATAATAGGTCATTGGTCACGCCTCGCCGTATTCGATGCCCAGGACATCGTAAAAATATCCTGTTGGATAGAAACACCCAAGCTCACGGTGCACCATTGCTTCAACGCTGCGCGTTCCAGTTATCCATTCAATCAGCGCCAGACACACAATGCGGTCACGCTTGGTTTCGCCGTTCTCGTCTTCATACGTTGCCCACATATTGGAGGGCGCGGGGATGATCTGTAAAATTTTTTCGTTCATGGTTTGCTCCTTTCTCGTTGCTTATTCTATAACGTTGATACGTTGGTAACGTTGGTAACGTTGGTTGCTCCTTGCAATGTTCATTCCCTCTTTATCCCTCATAACGTTGGTATATACTGCTCTAACGTTGGTTCTAACACCCTATAAACCCAGTAATACAACGATAACCAACGTTACCAACGTTTATCTTATATATAGAGATATGTGTGTTATTGGTCTAAGGTTTGCTGTTCAGCACCAACGTTACAGGACAATGAACCAACGTTTGATAGCCCGAACCAATGTTTACCGCCACCGGTGCCGTTACCCGCACGGCGGTGCATAATCCGGTCATAGGTGAATAGATCATGCTCAATCTCTTCGATTCGTTTCGGAAGGTCCCATGCGTTTGCTGCTATCCACGTCCCCGTAATGATCTGCCCGGCTTCAAGCAACTGTTTCATACTTCCAGTCCAGGTGCCCGTTGGGCTTTGCCTCAACAGCTCACGGATGGTGATAACAACGGGTGATTGCCTGTACTCTTCTTTTCGCTGCTCTGCTGTGACTTCTTCCACGCTTCCAAGGCTCTTCCATTTCCATTCTGCTTTGTCAAACATGATGGAAAATTCGTTGCTATCGATGTCACGGCCAATTACGGAAAGTGTCGTGCGATCATCGCCCCGCTTTGCCCTGGTCATTACCATGGCCGTGTCAGCCGCGCCGAAAATGCCATTTGTGCCGCTGATGCGGTTAAATGGGTCTGTGTCATCGTTTGCTTTGCGCAAGTGATGAACCAGCAGCACGCAAACGCCGTGCGCATCTGCGAAATTTTTGAGCAAAGCTGTTTCTTTGTAGTCGGCACTGTATGCGTTATCCTTGCTGTTTGTAGCAGCTCGCACTTTTTGAAGAGTGTCAACCACAATCAGCCCCGTGTCTGGATGCTGCGTGACGTATTCTTCAAGCTGCTGTATAAGCCCGTGCCCAATGTCCGCAGCGCTGGTTGCATAGTCAAAACCCATCGGGGCCCGCTCGCCCTGTAAAATCTTGTTCATGCGGTCCTGTAATCGTCGTTCGCTGTCTTCCAAAGCCAGATACAGACATCCGCGCTTTACTGTCTGGTGATTTAAGAACTGATCGCCAGCGGCCACGGATAAGCACAAATCAAGCACAAACCAGCTTTTCCCGTACTTCGGCGGGCTTGCCAGCAACGCAAGGCCCTGCGGCAACAGCTCGGCCACAATAAATTTTGCGGGCGGGATTTCCTTGTCCTGCAAATCGCGGGCCGATATGGTCGAAAGCTGCGGAGCATCCGCTGTTTTTCTTTGATTCTCCTTCTTAAGGCTTTCAAACAACTCACGATCTGACGGGGCCTTAAGTCGACCTGTACGCATCATTTCCCGTGCCTGTCCTCTGGCGGCGTTGAACTCGTCAATGTTCTTTCCAAGATTTCCGGCACAGTCTGCAAGCATCATTTCCCGTGCGGCCTGTAATGCTTCATTGTGCGCGCTGAAGGCTACAGCGAACGTTTCCGGGCTCAACACGTTATCCCTTGTCCGTGTGTCCAGGTAGATTCCGAATGATTCTTCCGTCACGTCTGCGCCTCCTTGGGCTTGATAAGCACCAACCCGCCGGTCATGGGGTCGTTCTTCATGGGGCTACCTCTTTTTCAGTCAAATTGTTGCATTTTTTTGGATAATTGGGGTAAAAAAAGTTCTGCTCTGCGGTTCAGTGGAATATCAAGAATATTGCAAATTTTTGTAGCTTCGTCCACCGTAAAAACTCGCTTTCCGTTCAACTTCCTGTTTAAGGACTGTTCGGAAATGCCCATTTCTTCCGCTACTTTTCTTTGGCTAGTACGCTTTTCTGCAATCTGCCCGCGGATAAAATTGTAATTCAATTCGTGCAATCTCCTTTCGTTGCGTTTTGGGGATGTTCATATAATACCGCCTTTCGGTTTAACTGTCAACCCATTTGAGCAACGTTTTTAAAAAATATGTTACAATAATGGAACAAGACATATATAATAAATTTGTCACACTATACAAGGGGGATGAAGCCGTGGAAGATTTAAGTGGAATCCGAAAGCGTTTGAAGGAACGGCGGGAAGAACTCGGTTATAGCTATCAAACACTTGCCAACTTAACATGCATGAGCAAATCGACTTTGCAAAGGTATGAAACGGGTGCTATAGGGAACTTACCCATCATCTGCTCCAATTAAACCCACGGTATAGCGTTCTATATCGTGGGTTTTTCTTTTGCAATAACACACTTTATAACACACTTGCAGCAAAAAAGGCGTGCAGATTTATGGTCTGCACGCCTTTTTATTCTCCATTGAATCAGGGAATAGCCTGATAATAGATACCGGTCTTTTTGTTGTCCAGGACAAACGCATCATAGCAGATACGGCCGGTTACGATCGTACCGCTGGAAAGCGGTGTATCATCGTGGATGCCGAAGTCTTCCAACTTAACCGGCGCCACAGTGGCAGACGGATGAGCCAGCATAAAGCCGAACTTCTCCGGCAGGCGAACAGCGGGTACCTTAACCACCATTGCGCCGTCCAGCATGGCCACAACGCCGCGGGCGCGCATCTCTGCACCAATCTCGGTATGGTCAAACTCGACAGCCTGCTTGAGCAGTGCATAGGTGGCCGGGGTAACGACCAGAACGCGCTCGGTTTCGGGGACTTCTGCATCGTCCAGCGTCTGGGATGCAGTTACCACAGAAGCATAAATGTTCGACTTGTCCAGTGTAACGGCTTCGGGCTTGGTGCCTGCGTTGTCTGTCATTATCTTGTACACATTGGTGTCAACTTCCGGCACGACAACTTCACGCAGCTCACGGGCCAGAGCGGTTCCCGCTTCAAGCTGTCCTTGGGTCTCGTCGTTGTCCAGCTTGTCCACGTTGAAGATAAAAGAGCGGTCATGCTTCAAGAGCAGTTCTTCCGTAGTGGCGGACAGGTCAAGCAGCTTGCCATAGCGGGAGAGCTGCTCCGCACCATCTTCAGGGGCGCTGCTTGCATTGCGGGTGTAGTCGTTCAGCGGCGTGGTGCTGATTTTGTACAGCTTAATGGAGTGCGCTCCGGTCCAATCATAGTTGGTATTCGTCAGCAGGCTGGTTTTGCTTTCAGCTTTGAAAAGATCGTCAGTCTGCGGAGAAAATTTAATCGCAAGTTCAACAGACATTGTATAACCTCACTTAGTAGGAATAGAATTTTTCTTTATCTTTGGGCGTATGCTTATTTTCACGGCTGAACGCTTTTGAAAGCGCCTGATCATTTCTCCACCAATCCCCGGGGATATTGCCAATCGAGCCATCTGTCCCGCCATCCCTTACGTTGGGATAGGAAATTTTTCTAAACTCGCGAAGCTCTGCCGCTTGCTTTAAGCAATCCTCTTCGGTTTCGCCGGTCAACAGCTTTGCAGGTACGCCAGTTTGGGCAGCAACCTTTTCGCGAATGCTGCGCAGCTCATTGGCTCGAGTTAAATCGTCAAGCTGTTTTTGCAATCCAGCGGCGCGGGCGTTGGCTTCTTCCAGTTCGGCCCTGCCTGCCTGTTCTGCGTCATCAAACTGGGCCGCATTGGCTTTCAGCTCATCATAATCAGCATACTTTGCACGCTCACGGGCAAGCCGATCGGAGACAATGGCGTTCAGCTCTGCCTGTGTAAACGTGCGGGCTTCCTGCTGCTCGTCAGCAGTAACGTTTTGTTCCTGATTCACAGTTTCATTCATGGTATTATCCTTTCCGGCGTTTCCGCTGCCGTTGCGTTTTCTATGCAAAAGCGACCATTTAGGCCACTTTTCGCCTCTGTTGAAAATTTCCTTGTGTGTAAATCGGCGCTGGACGGCCTGGGGTCGCCTTGCCCCCGGGGAGGGGGGACTCCCCCCAGAGGTTCGACACACAAAAAAGGCGCAAGAAAAAGGCATCAACCTTTTCCCTGCGCCTGTATGGCTTACCTTTCGGCGGTACTCTGTTACAGTTTTATTTTACCACCTTATGGACTTTCTTACAAGTGGATAAGTACCAAACGTGCACGTCTGCCGGAGCTGTGCTTGTATGCTGCCGAACATTGGGAATATTACGTAGCAGCTCCGCGCGGATGTGTTCAAAAAGCTTCCGCTCATCTTCGGAATACGTGACTTTAATCTTCATTGCCTGGCATCTCCGTTACCTGTGTCCCGGCTGGCGGTTCCTGCTGGATGTAGAGAGTGTTGGCATGCACCAGCAGTTCATGGAGAGCCTCTGCAGGAAGAAGCCGAAGCAAAGCAACAATCGCGCTGATAGTATTCCTTGACTTGGAGACAGGCTTGTTTCTCTCCTGCATAATGTCTTTCCCATGAATCTGCTGAACAGCGCGGATCTGTTCACGATTAAGGCCCAGTGCTTCAAGTTCTGTCTTTTTCATTTTTAAATTCTCTCCTTTGTTTGTGGCTCGTTCATTGTGTTCCTTAGAATTTACATCAGGCTGTTCGCCCACTCTTGGACCTCCTTCCGAAGGCGGACTTCTTTCTCATCGATCCACTCCGCCCAGCGCTCCGGAGAGCTGCCGCCATTCTTCCACGCTCCAAAGCTGGTGAAGCGGTATGCCCTGGTCACAATCTCTCCGCGGTATTGTCGCAGTCGGTGAAGAATGGACGGGTGCCGCAACTGCCGAAGGCCTTTTGCTTCAATTTGTCGAATGCGCTCTGTGCTGTGCGTCTTCGCGGCTGCTATCTCCGCCAGGGTAAGCCCTTCAAAGAAGTGCTTTCGTATCACGTCAGCGCCTTCCGGGGGAATATCATCCAGGCACTTTTCCAGCGCGTCATGAAGCTGGGCCGTCCAGATTCTTTCTTCTGCGTTCTCAAACTGCGCCGCTGCCACTGGGTCGGGCACAGTCTCGGCGCGGGTGGTGCCGTCTGCGTCCTCTTTGTCCAGCGGTTCATCCAGGCTTGACGCACGGCAAAGCGGCTCATTTCGGCTGCGCTCTGTGCACAGTCCCACAAGCCGGTAAAACTCATTGCGGACCTGATACGTCAGATAAGAGGCGAATTTCATGCCTGCGTCCGGGTCGAATCCTCTCGCGGCTGCGAGAATGACAAAATATCCAATCTGCTGCACATCGTCCCAGGTCACGCCCGCTGCTGCGGCCCGGTCCCGATATGAAGAGAACAAACGCCATTCCATCAATGAGAGAATGCCTTGATTCTGCTTCCACAACTGCGCGGCGGCTTGCTTGTCTCCCTCTTTGACGAGAATGGCGAGTTCCTCGTTACTCATTGGCCCCCTCACTTTCCAGGATCACGGCCAGTGTGTGCAGGGCCTTTCTGTGCAGTCTGTGGGCTGCGGTAACGTTCGCTGCTGAATCATCCTTGTAAAGCTGAAATGCTACCTCTTTCCACCCCGTAAGCCTGCATGCGTTTCCGTCCATGTACCGCATTTGGAGAACTTCGCGTTCCAGTGGGTCCGCAATCTTTTGCACGGCTTTCTCAATCCCATCCAGAAAGCGTTTGTTTTCCTGAATGCGCGGGGTAATCTGCTGCGTGTAGTCAACTGCAAAAGATGTTCTTTTGTTCTCATCGGCCTGGCGAAGGACTACAAGCCGTTCGAGCCGATTATTCGTTTCCATCTTTCGGCCTGCGTATTGTATTAGCATTTCCTTTGCAATTGCCTCTTTTTCTGCGTTGGAGATTGATTCCCCCTTTCTTGCTTTGCTCTCGCTTCGTGGTTCCATTGCACCGCCCTCCCGTTTGTGATATACTAGCCATAGGTTATTGGCCGTCCGGGAGGGCGGCTTTTTTTATTTGTTGCGTTCCCATTCGTTCAGAAGCGGCTCAATCACATCCAGCGGCGGCAACCCTTCCCCATCAGGGGCGAGAGCGCGCAACTTCGCCT